TAAACGCGATAAAATAGGACATTTTTAAAAATAAGGGCTTGTGCAATAGGGCATAATGCCCTAAACCTATGTTTATAGGCAATGTCGCACAACACACAAAGGAGAAACAAAATGACAACATGGATTGAAGATAACAGCGGGAATAAATGTAGTGTTGAATATTTTGGCACACGTGATAAGGCGCAAGCCGCATTAGATAGCCTTGAAAGATGTCGGGGTTGTGTAAACTGCTCTGGCTGCTATGACTGCTATGGCTGCTATCGCTGCTTTGACTGCTCTAACTGCTCTAAATGCTATCGCTGCTCTGGCTGCTATAACTGCTCTAACTGCACTCGATGCTCTGGCTGCTCTGGCTGCTCTGCCAGCTTTTTCTGCTATGACTGCTTTGATTGCTCTGGCTGCTATGAAGGTAAGCCGATCACAGCAATAAAGCCCGTAGTCAACTTAGCCAGTAAGGTTCGTGAAGCTATATCCATAGAGGGCGCACTCGATATGAAAGGTTGGGGTGATGAATCTCTAAAAGACACGGCTCCTTGTGGAACTCCATTCTGTTTAGCGGGTCATATAGTAAATGCCGCTGGCAAAGAAGGTTATTTACTAAAAAATGAAACAGATTGGCCTTTCGCCGCGTTTCAAATTGCTAAAGCATCAGGCGTCACGGTTAGGTTCCCGTGGTTTTTCGAAACCGACGAAACAGCCGCTAAGCGCATCGAAAACCTTTAAAGGATAAGCAAAATGAAATATTTTCTAGTAGTAATGTTTTTAAATTTATCAGGTGAACCATATTTAGAAAATGGGCTTCACCCTTTAGAAAAACCTATAAAGAGTGAATGTGTTAAAGCTGCTGGTATAACTTACAAGAATTTAGTTAAAGTTGGTATTAAAAGAAAATACTATGTATCTTGCGTAAAGGCTGTAAACTCTGATCATTCTGTAATAGTTATGAAAAAGCTTATCAAGAATAATGGTATGATTAAAGTAGACGAAAAAACTTAAAGGAATTTAATAATGAAATATAAAGACGGTCAAACGGTTATTTGTGTTGATAGTAAATCAAACGCTTACAAAAAACATTCTAAATATAAGGTATCAAAAAATCAAGCTGGTATTCTTCAATTAACTGGTGATGATGGTCTAACTGATTATTGATCTATGCTGGTATCTGTATTTATTCCTGTATCAGATGTGAAAGTTAAGGCGGTTGTGTGATGAAAAATATTATTGTTAATAGTACATTATTTTTTAGCCTTAAAGAAAGTGCGAAATTTAGTGTTAATATGGTTGAAAACCTAACTATAAAATTAGACGAAATATCAGATGATATTATTGCTATTGACTTGACTAATAATTCCGTTAAAAGCCATAAAGAACGTGGCTATGTTGCCTTTCAGAATAACCCAAAAGGATTTAGAAAATGATTATCAAAGCAGATAACCCATTATGTAAATTATTTGATTTAAAGATTTACGTTGATGGCAAACCATATAAAGAAGTTTGCCTTGTAAATACTGAAGGTGGTTTTATTCATATTCTACACCATAATATAAAGAATAGATTAGTATCAACTAAAGATGGTAAAATGAAAGTTGACGTTATTACAGGTTTTGTAGAAGTTAAGTTTTTCTACAAAGGTATTGATTTAACAGATAGATTAATGAAAGGGTTGTAAAATGTTGTTTAAAAATTATGAATATATTAAGTTTAAATTAGAAGTATTGTGTTTGAAAATTAAAGGTATTCTTTAATTAAAATAATTGTTGACTTGGTTTAGTTTATAATTTAGTAAAGAGGTAGAAACGCAATATAGGAAGCGAAACAATGTCAAAAGACTTAACAGCATATGATCTAAACCGCGCTGAATTTACAGAATACAGTATTCTTTATTTAAAACATCTACACACTGATTTTTACTGTAGAAGTATTGAAAAATTAGGGCGGCGTTGGATTGTACGTGGCAAGCGAGCTAATAATAATGGTATTTTAGTTGGCTGTTTTATGTACGTTTCAGAAGTTTCTAAAGCTATTAAATCTGGACAAATAGAGGTATTTAAAAAATGAAATATAATGAAATATATGGTCGGAATTCATCAAAAAGGCCACCAGATTTAAGCCGTTGTGCAAAGTCTGTTAGTGATGCTAGTGGTTGGGGTAGTGGGCAATGTTCAAGAAAAGCCGTATGTGATCCTGATGAAAATGGTAAGTTTACAACCTGTAAACAACATAGTGAATTAGCTAAGAAAATCAGAGAAGAAAAATCAGATAAAGCCGCGCGTGAAAAAGATATTAAACGGCGTATGATGTATTTTAATTTGACTGGTGGCACTGATCTACTTAAAGCACTTGAAGCTATTGCAGCGGGTGATAATGACACTAGAAAAACTGCAAGTGATGCTTTGGAAATATTTAAAGCAAAAAATAAAATAGAAGATGGTGAATAATGGAATACATGATCCTATTCACGGCTCAATTCTTTGTTGTGTTTGCTTTGGTTATGAACTCTAAATTCATCAGGGATGATCGGTGGGTTTTAGCAATGATTAATAGCTGGTTTATTTCTGGTTCACAATTTGCTTCTATTTATTTTGTTGCTAATAATACTTCTGGTATAGGTGTTCTAATAGCAGGGGCGGCGGGTGCTTCTCTTGGGGTTGCATCTTCTCACTTATTTTACACAAGGTTTTTATTTAAGGAAAAATAATATGAATATAAATAACATGAATATAAGTGAATTACGTGATTACTGTAATGAACAAAGTAAAGAAGCGGGTTGGAATGATAACCCCTCTGCTGATTTTGTACCTATGAAGCTATGGAAGGTGATCGTAAAGGGTTAATGGATGATCATTTGCCCCATAGGTCTATGATTGAAGTTGAATTAGCTGATGCTATTATACGTATTCTTGATTTAGCTGGATATTTGAAACTTGATATTCAAGGTGTGATAGATGAAAAGCTAGAATATAATAAAACCCGCTCAGATCATCAAAAAGAAAACCGTTTAAAACAAAACGGTAAAAAATACTAAACCTTAACTTAACAAAGAAAGATAATAAAATGCAAAATTTCCCAGAACATATTAAATTACGAATGAACGGTGTAGTTCATGAAACACTTGTCCAAATGCGTAGTTCACCACCTGCTGTAGTTGCGTCTATTGTGGTATCTGATCTTGAAGCCTTATTTTGCACCATGCAGCAAGAAGAAACTGATGCGCGTGATGCGCGTTATATGGATGCAGTATATGAAAAAGCCGTTTCTATGAATATCGCTTTTGATAAAGATGATGCTAATGTTGAAACCCCACCTATTATTTCAACTATTGAAGTAACGGTAGATAATACCCCTGCAACTACAGATACGGTAGAAACACCACCTGTAGAAGAAACGCCTGTTAGCCCTACAGAAGAAAACCCTGTAGAAGAAGATAAGACTGAAGAAGCTGTAACTACCAAACCTAAAAGGCGGGGACGACCTGCTAAAACAGAATAGTTCACGGCGTACCAGTTAAAATTAAACCCTGCATCTTGATTGATTAGCAGGGTTTTTTTTGTTGACAGTGTTAATTTTATATTTTAAGGTAACTTTAGAAACTCGAAAAAGGAATGAAAAATGACAAATGAACAAAAAATAATCAAAAAACTAAAAAGATGTATTAGTGAAATTGAAGCTGTTATTGATGATTTAGAAGCCGTTAATGATGGTGAAGCTGAATTTGAAGATGTAAATATATCTTACCTTGAAAGTTCTAAGACTATTATTAGTAGGGCGTGTGATACTATCGTGATGTTAGGATAAAATTATGAAAGTTATAGGTATAATAGGACAAGCTTTAGACAGTGAAGAAGATACCACTGTTGCAAGTATTGATGTGTTTTTTGTTGACCCTAAAAACGGATGGGTAACAATAGAAAAGAATGAAGCTGGTGATCAATTAAGTAGTATTTACAATTACAGAAAATCAGACGCAATTAAAGAAGGTCGCTCTATGTCTGGTGGTATTTTCCCTATACACGTTTACGCGCGTAATGGTAGTGGTTTGCAACGTACAATATATAAAGGAAATTTATAATGTCTGAATTTGAAACACACCACGTAACGATAGAAACAGAAGATTTAATTATCCAAGATGTAGCTGGTTACTTTGGATTTGATGTAGAGGTAGCGTCGCTAGAACCATTTTCTACAGGTGAAAGTCGTGGTGAAGAAAATATTGTTAGTGCGGAATTACTTTATGTTTTAGTAGGTTCTAAGTCGGTAGACCGTTATTTACTTATAGATATGACAAGTCAAAAAACCGTTGATGATCTTGAAAGTGAAATTGCATTAAAACACGCTGAAAATCTAAAGGAAATTTAGAAAAAACTGTTGACATTTTAAGGTATGTATTCTAGGGTAACTAAAACAAGAAAGATACTAATAATGATTAACCGAGAAACACACGTTAAAAAAGATCATACCAAATGCCAGACCTCTAAATTTCCACCTATCTTTATTCTAAAGGATATTTCAGATGGGCTAGAAGCCGCGTTTGGGGTAGCTTGGAAAGCCCTAAACACTAATGAAGGTTATCTAACGTTAGATGGTCGTATTGTGGTCGCTTATGATGCAGATGGCGACTTACCACCATCTGTAGCTTCTGTGGTGCGTTGGCTTCATGAAAATACAGATGGTTATATGACTATACAGTGTGCTTTAGATATTGGTATGCCCCATCTACAACAATTACGGGTATCAGTTCAGGAGCTTGTAGATCATAGAATAGTAGAATTAGTTGTTGATAAGGGCCGCGCGGTTTTCTACCTAACAGATAAGGGTGATGCATATGCAGAAGAATTACCCAATGCACCTGAAAAGAAATTACCCCCACATAAAGATATAGGCGGGTTATTTGAATAGGCTTATTTTTCAGGTATAATTAGTTAAAATAAAGAAGGGTAAATTATGAATTTTGCAGCTAATAAAACCTTTATGAAGGTAGATAATAAATCTGTTGATGTTTCTTATGAAGTACAAGAAGATAAAAGTATAAAAGTAACCGCTGTAAAAGGTGTTTTCCCAAAAGGGTTTAAAGATATTTTCAGTGTAAAGAAAAATATTATTTTTGTTAAGTCAGACCATGAATTATATAATATTATTATGGTATTCACTCATGGCTAAAGGAAACCGTACAGAAGGAAAGCATAATAAGGGTAAAAAAATAAACTATAACCCCAATTCTAAGGCCACACAGTTCGGTCAAGCTGGTATCATTGGGGGTATGTCCACAGAACAACGTAAAGCCGCTGTAGACGCTACAAATTTAGCCGCTAAGATCAGGCACAAGCTATTAAAGAAGGTAGCTAAACAAATGGGACTAGCTACTACTGATGATGTAGCTATTGCTTTAGTAACACCTGTAATCGCTGGTATTATGGAAAATGCAGACAGGCGCGTATTTGGAACGCCTGTAGCAACGGTTAACACTAATACTAATGATCTTGCCCCTAAAGGCTTAGGTGATTTTTATGATGGGTTAGAGGTTACAGAAGAAGAAATTAAAACTGCTATTGTAGAGGTAGTAGAAGAAGAAAAATAATAGGCTTATTTTATTTGTTTATATACAAGGTATATAGTCCAGTTAACAAAGCTGGACTATATACCTTGGCATCTATGAACCCATACTTACGGAATTTTTGGGCAACACCTTCACGGGGTAAGGTTTTGCATGGTGGGCGTATGTCAAGTAAGTCTTGGGATACAGCCGCTAATTTAGTACGTATTCTACAGACTGTGAAAGTACGTGTTCTTTGTACTCGTATGTTTCAAAATAAGATTGATGAAAGCGTTTACGCTCTTATAAAGTCGCAGGTAGAGCGGTTTGGATTAAGCCATAAATTCGAGTTCCAAAAATCTAAAATCAAATGTTTAACTACAGGTTCAGAAGTTTTCTTTTATGGGCTTGCTAGAAATATTGATGAAATAAAATCACTTGAAGGGATTGATATTTTATGGATAGAAGAAGCCCACGCTTTAACTGAATATATGTGGAAAATTTTAGAACCTACAATTATACGTAATGAAGGTTCAGAAATTTGGGTTATTTTCAATCCTAATCTAGTAACGGATTTTGCATATCAACGGTTTGTAGTTAACCCGCCTAAAGGCTATTTAGTAAGGCAAATAAATTATGATGAAAATCCTTTTCTTTCAAATAGTGCATTGGAAGGCATTTCTATTGCGCGTGATGAAGATGTTGAAGAATTTAACCACGTTTACTGTGGTATGGCTCGTGATAATGATGATAGAACTATTATAAAACGATCATGGATTATGGCGGCTATAGATGCTCACAAGATTTTAGGAATAGAAATATCTGGTGAAAAACGTTTAGGCTTTGATGTTGCCGATAGTGGGCCTGATTTAAATGCTACCTGCTATGTTCATGGTATTACCCTACTTGCTTGTGATAAGTGGAAGGGTGGACGCGATGAAATGTTTGATAGTTGTGAACGGGTTTACGATGATGCTAAGGCGCGTAAAGCAAAGATTTTCTATGATAGTATAGGGGTTGGTGCTGGTGTTGGTTCTAACATCATAAAACTAAATGAAATACGTCAAGAACATCTTACAGATCAGGAAATAATTGATTTTCAGGAAGTAAAGTATACAGGTTGGGCGGCTTCAGGTAAAATTATAAACCCTGAAGAAGAATATGAAAAAGATAAGCTGAATAAAGATATGTTTGCTAATCCAAAGGCGCAAGCTTGGTGGGTTACGGGTGACAGGTTTTTAAAAACATATGCTGCTGTTGTACGTGGTGAAGATTTTGACCCTGAAGAAATTATATCTATATCTTCAGATTGCGACAACTTAGAAAAGCTTATTACTGAACTTTCTACACCATTTAAATCTAAAGCCCTATCTGGTAAAATGAAAGTTGAAAGTAAAGAAGATTTAGCAAAGCGTGATATTAAATCACCTAACTTAGCTGATGCTTTTATTATGGCTTATGCACCACAAGAATTAGATTTATCGTTTAATTGGGATAGTGTTAAATAAAAAAAGACCGTGGGGAGAAACACGGCCTTCTATATTTAAACTAAGGGGCTTTTCCTATTTCGCCTTAAATTTTACATCTTGTCCTACTCTTTGGTTTCTATTTTCGTTTTCATATAAGACCCGTTAAACGGCGGGTGGCCTGACTATATCTATTTCACGTATAGTGACGCTTCGCTCATTCGCGGTCACTTTACACCATGTTCTTTACTCCGTTGTTTTGCGTTTCCTTAAACCCTTATAGGCTTATTAATTTAGGTATGTAAACACCTTTTTTGAATTATTTTTATTTGCCTGTTATATTTCTTTAAATCGTATGGGAAAAACCATGTTTAAGAACCTATTAAAATCTACTGCTACCCGCTTTGGTGATAGTATGCAAAACTTTGCTAATGGTATCCAATTAACAGATGGTAAATCTAGTGGTGTTACTTATGTTGAAAGTAATATCTCTAACCAAGAAATGAGTGCTGCTTATTCTAGTTCTTGGATTGCTGCAAAAGTTATTGATAAACCTATTGAAGATGCATTCAGGGCTTGGCGTGAATGGGTAGCGGGTGATCCTAAGCAAATAACCGCAATAAAAACAGCAGAAGATCGTTTGAAATATAAAGAAAGGGTTAAAGAAGCTAGGGTTTTAGCTGATGTTGTTGGACAATCTTATTTATATATGGACGTGCAGGGCGCGGGTAAAATAGAAGAACCTTTAGAAATTACTGAAACCAGTAAGATTAATATCAGGTTCTTAACTGTATTAAGTTCTGATGTTGTTGTAGAAGGTCAATTAGAAGAAGACCCTTTATCAGAAAATTATGGGCTTCCTACCTACTATGAAATTAATGGTTCTACACAACATCTAAAAATTCACCCTTCCCGAATTGCTGTTTTTTATGGGCGTAAACGTACCAATACAGGTATTACTTTTCAAAAAAGGGCAGATGGTGTTTTAAAAGTTGGAATGGAAGCTTTAAAGCAATATGAAGCAACGGCTAAAAACGTTACTGATCTTACTTTTGAAGCTAAAATAGATATTATGTCTGTAAAGGGTTTATCTAAGCAGGTAGCAACCGTAAGGGGTGCTGAAGCTGTAACTACACATTATGAAACCTTGAAGCAAATTAAAACAAGTAATGGTATGATTGTACTTGATGGTGATAGTGAAGATTATAACCAGAAACAAGTAAACTTTGCTAACCTTCCTGAAGTTGTAAAAACTGCTGCAATGGCTGTAGCTGGTGCTTTTTCAATCCCACATACTATCTTATTCGGTGAAAGTGAAGGCGGTTTAGGTTCTTCAGGTAATCTTGAATTGTCTACTTATTATGATCGTATTGAAAATTACCAAAATAATAAGATTTCAGAACCACTATTAATTTTTGATCGTCTATTAGTCATAGAAGCTACTGGTTCTGATGATCCTAAAATTATTTATACTTGGCGTCCATTGTGGCAAATTTCCAGTAAAGATAAAGCTGAAATAGGTAAAACACAATCTGAAACATTAGCAAAATTATTGGATATTTATCCTGAAGATGTTGTAGCTAAAATTGGGCTAAACATACTTTCAGAAAGCGGTATAGCGGCGGGTATAGAAGATATTTTTGCGGAGTGGGAAATAGAAAACCCTAATGGTGAAATAGAAGAAGAAAATAAAGAAAGCGGTAATGAATAGCCTATTTTTAATAGGGTTTTAATTATGTTATCTTTTCCAGATACAAGGAAGCGTATGAATGATTAATTTTGTAGATAAATCACCTATCAACGGTACACGTAAAATTGAAGGCGGCTATCTTGTGGCGGTTTCAAAGGTCGCGCGTGTTGGGGTTCAAGAATACCTTGCTTCAGAAGTTGGTATGATGGGTGATAATATAGTAAGGGTGTATAGACCACCTGAAGAAGTATTTTCTGATAAGTCGCTTGCAACATTTTCACATGCCCCTGTAACTATTGGACATCCTACGGAAAATGTAACCGCTGATAATTGGGCTGATTTAGCTGTAGGGGAAGTTTCAACTGTTGTTAAAAATGATGAAGGTTGGGTAACAATCCCATTGATTCTGAAAGATAGCCTAGCGATTAAAGCTGTATCTGATGGAATGAACGAAATTAGCATGGGTTATACATCTGTATTAGATCACACTTCTGGTGTTTTGGAAGATGGTACTAAATACGATATGGTGCAGCGAGATATAAAGATTAACCATCTTGCCTTAGTCCCTAAAGGACGTGCAGGAAAAAAAGCAAGAATTGGTGACAGTTCTGAAACTTGGGGATTATCCCCGCAACAAACAAGGATTAATAACATGGAATTTGAAACTATTGTAATGGGTGACGCGGCTGTAAAAGTTGCTGTTTCTGATGCATCTTCTATTAAAGCATTTATTTCTAAACTAACATCTGATCATGAAAAAGCTATGGCAGATGCTAAAGATAAATCTGATAAAGATGCAGGTGAAAAAGAAGAAGAATTTGGTAAAATGAAAGCTGAATTAAAAACCGCTAAAGATAGTATTGTTTCTGATGCTGATATTGAAGTTAAAGTAGCTAATCGCGTTGCTATTGTAGCTGATGCTAAATCTATTGCCCCTGATCTAGTAACGGATGGTCTAACAGAAGATGCAATTATGTCTGGTTGTGTTGCCTCTAAATTTGGTGATGAAATGATTAAAGATGCTACACCGTCTGAAGTTAAAGGTATGTTTAAAGCTGCTTTGAGGGACGGTACTAAACCTGAAGATAACAGTTTTCGTAAAGTTGTTAAAGACGGTGTAACCACTAAAATTGCTGATCATGGTTGGGGTGTTGCCCTTACTAAGATTGGCGCAACTAAAGCCAAATAAGGCTTTTTAAAATAGGGGGCCGCGTGTTGCGGCTTCTTAAACTTAAAGCCAATTAAGAAAGGGCTAATAATATGACTATTACTACTGATACCCCCCGTAACGGTTATTTTCTGATTTCAGAAGGTAACGGTCAACGTTCACGCGCGGCTGTTGTTGCTGGTGCTGTAGATATGCTTTCAGGAACTATCGTAGGTAAAATTACGGCTTCTGGCAAATATCTACCCCACCTTGATGCGGCTGTAGATGGTTCTGAAAATGCTGTAGGTGTTTGGTTTAATAACACTGATGCTGTTGATGATGCTGGTGTTGCAATTTTGCGCGATGCAGAAGTTCAAAAATCATTATTGATTTATGATCCTGCTGCTAATGTTGCTGCAATTCTTGTTATTGATGCGGCTCTTGCTGCTCTTGGTATTATCGCAAAAGCTTAATCGCCTAATTTGAAAATAAACCGTTAGGCATGTAGTCTAACGGTAGAATTTAATAAAACTTTATGAAAGGGCCTAAAAAAATGGCTAGTTTTGACGTATTTGGAAATGATGCTTTTAGCATGACTTCCCTAACAGGTGCAATCGAAACGGTAGATTACTTACCTAATTTGATCGGTTCGCTTGGTATCTTTGAAAAAGATGGTGTGCGCACGAAGAATTTCTGGGTTGATCGTCGTGATGGTGAACTTAATGTAATTGCTACATCTGAACGTAATTCACCTAATAGTGTTCTTGCGCGTGATACCCGTAATACTGTTTCACTTTCAACTGTTCGCCTAGCGCAAGAAAGCACTATTACTGCTGCTGAAATTGCTGATTGGCGTGCTTTTGGTTCTGAAAGTGAATTTGCTGTTGTGCAAACTGAATACGCCTTACGTATGAAGAAATTGCGCGACAACATGGAATACACAATGGAACGCCACCGTCTAGGCGCGTTGCAAGGTATTTTGCTAGATGCTGATGATAGTGTTCTGTTTAATTACTTCACAGAATTTGGTGAAACCCAAGCTGCTGAAATTGATTTTGCTTTAGGTACTGCAACTACTGAAGTGCGTAATAAGTGTAATCAAGTTGTACGTCAAATGAAAACTGCTTCACGCGGTTCTTGGACTGCTGGGGCGCAAGTTCACGCGATTTGCGGCGATACCTTCTATGATGATCTAATTTCACACTCTACTGTGAAAGAAAGCTATCTAAATTGGGCTGCTGCTGCTGATTTGCGTGAAGGTACTGCATATGAAAGCTTTAAGTTTGGTGGAATTACTTTCCACAACTATCAAGGTTCTGATGATGGTTCTGAAATTGCTATTGCTGCAACTGAAGCTAAATTCTTCCCTGTTGGTGTAGCTGGTGTATTTAAGCAGATTATGTCACCTGCTGATGAATACATTGAATTTGCTAACACAAAAGGCTTGGACGTTTACGCGCTAAACGAAATTGACCCTGCACAAAATAAGAAATGGAATAAAGCAATCGTTTCCGCTTATCCTTTGTTTATGTGTCAGAAGCCGCGTATGTTGCAACGTGGTAAGCGTTCCTAAGTAACTTACCTAGTAACATTAAGGGGCGGTTTTTTTTGAACCGCCCTTTTTTTGTGTTATACTCTTTTTTATAATTTAAAGAAAGGTTTTCAGTAATGCCCGTTGAAACTAAAGCTGTTATTATTAATAACGCTACGTATACCCTTATAGGCTCTGCAAAGACTATGTTAACAAGCCGATCCATAGGCGCGGAAAGTTTTCTAGTTGTTGTACAGGAAGTTGGCAATGCACAACCTTCACCAGTAACTTCAGATCGTATTACGGCTGATGATTTCTTTGAGTATGTTGGGGACGTTGCTGATTTTTGGGCTTTAGGTGAAGTGGATAATTTCACATTAGAGGTTATACGATCATGAAAGGTGTTAGGTTTGGTGGTGTTATAACCACAAAAAATACAAAGATTGTTACCCATTATAGTCAACTTACAGGCTCTTTATCTTCTGATATTGTGTATATAATTGATGGTATAATTGATATGATTGATAATTCTATTACAGTTCCACAAGGCGGGTTAAATATTCAGGGCCTTGGTTTTGGTATATCCTGCTTACTTTCTACAGAAGATAACTTTACTTTATTCATAGATGATGGTGTTTTTGCGGGTGATCTTTTTTTAGATCATATTGAATTTGATATATCTGGTACAAGTTCAAAAGTATTTGATTTAGATAATGATGAAAACTTTAACGCGGTTGAATGTACAACAGTAAACTTTTTAAATTGTCAATCTCTGGGTGTTCTTAATAATTACAGGCAAGGTTTATGGACTAATGTAGCCTTAATAGGTTGTGTTGATGGTTTAGAAATGGGTGGTGTTTGGTCTGGTGGTTTTGCGTCACTTACTGCTATTGTAGTTGGTGGTGTATCACCTACATTTACAGGAACAATTTTTAAAGCTGGTGCTGGCTTAACTATCGGGGGTCGGTTTCGTTCTGATATGAACGCTGAAGGCATGGCTTCATCTGGTACGTTTTGTGATTTTAGCCCTGCAAATATTATCAATAATGGACGTTTTCAGATGGTTAGCGTATCAGTACCACCTGATAGCAATTCTTTCCCAAATATGCCAGAAAGTGACCCTAAAGCAAGGTTTAGAATTTGTGATGGAACACCTAATACTTATGTAGGTGGTCAATGGAAAATAAGTACAGAAGTGGCAACCACAATAAACACAATTAATGTTATTGAAAAAGTAGCTGGCACTACAACTTATACAGATTTACAACACTTCACAGATGGTGGTGGTAATAATTCATTAACTTATGTTGGTACGCAAGAAATAGGCGTTAATATGTATATGGATGTTTCATTTACTGGCTCTAATAATAATGAATTAATTTTAGTTGCGCGTCACTGGATTGCGGCAACTTCAAGTTATGTTGACTTATCAGAAACAGGGCCTTTTACGCTAAACGCGGCGGGTAGGTCTGCACCTGTTTCACTTCATTCATTTTGTGAATTTAATAATAATGATAGGTTTGAAGTATGGGTGAAAAATATAACAGGTAGCGGTAATGTAACAGCTAAAATAGCTGGTATTGTTTCATTAAGTGAAAGATCAAGTTAATTATTTGCTAGTATATAAATAATGGTTTATATTCTAACTTATATAATAAAGGTTCTTTAAAATGTCATACGGTACTACAGGTGGTCTAACTACATACCTAGCCCTTACAGGTAGAACGCTTACGGCGGGTGCTGATCCTGCTGTATCTATCTTTAGAGGTACACAATACATCGACGGTACTTATTGGGATCGTTTTTATGGCACACCACAATCTGATGATATATATTTTCCTATAGTTGATGAAACTACCGTTCCACAAGGGGTAGAATACGCCACTTATGAAGCTGCTATTATTTGGGCGGCTGATAATGATGCATTATCTTTTTCTTCTTCTGCTGGTTCTGTTAAGAGTGAAAAAGTTGATGTTATTAAAATTGATTACTTTGAAAACAAAACTGAAGAAAACCCGCTATTAGTTGGAGTACCTAAGTTTAGTGTTATTGAGGGTTTATTAAGCCCATATATTTCTAAAGCTAGTCAGTATGGTATAGCTGCAATTTTGGTGCAATAATGGCTATTGATTACAAAAAACTAAAGGGTACTGTAGACCGCGTTATGTCTGGCGTTAAACAAGGCTTAATAACTATGGAAGTTGTGACGGAAATAGCCGCTGTAAACCCTTGGGATATTGCCACTATTGATAGTACACCTAAATCAGTAAACGCTATTGTATCTGGTATATCAGAACAATTTATAGATGGCATAGTTGTTCTGAAAACGGATTTAATGGTTACAATGTCTGTGCCTTCTGAATATAAAGCTGGTGCTATATTGAATATTGACGGTAAACCCGTAACCACTATTAAAGTTTTCCCTATCCCTGCTGCTGGTGATCCTGTCCTTTTAAAAATTGCCGTAAGGTGATATTATGGGTAATATTTTAGACAGAAAAATAAAAAATATAAAAAAGAATTTTACTAGAAAAGCCGCTTTAGAATTTGAAGCTGCTATAGCTGGTATAGTTGACAATGTTGTTTTAAAAAACTTTATTAAAGCTATAGAAGAACGAAATATAGGGAAAGCAATAGCCGCCCTTGATATTGATGAAACTACAACCGCTAAATTATCTGAAATATTAGCCGCTACTTTTAATGAAGTTGGTATAGCTGTTGCTTCTGGTACTATTTGGCGCAGGGTAGATTATCAGAAAGTAGTGGTTAGATGGAATATAGCGAACCCAAGGGCAAATAGAATTTTACAAGAGCAATCTTCACGCTTAGTCACTAGGGTTTCTGAAGGTACTAAAGATGTAATAGCTAATGCACTACGTGGGGGGTTTGAACAGGGCAAGGGGCCACGTTCTTTAGCTTTAGATGTGGTTGGACGTATTGGGGCTAACGGGCGGCGTGTGGGCGGTATTGTGGGTTTAACGGGGCCGCAAGCTGAATATGTAAATAATATGCGGCGGCGTTTGGAAACTGGTAATATTTCAGAAGTCAAAAATATGTCTAAACGTGATCATAGATTTGATAAAACACTTAATAAACATATTATGAATGGAACGCGGCCAAGTAAAACCCAAATAAATAAAATGGTTTCACGATATTCAGCTAGGCTTTTAAAATTACGTGGTGATAATATTGCTAGAACAGAAACGGCTAGTAGCGTTTTATCTGCTAGACAGGAAGCTTTTGAGCAATGGCAACAAAAAACGGGTGTACCTGATAAATTTGTTTTAAAAACTTGGGATCATATAGGCGGGGGTAAAAAGAACCGTGATGGGCATCAATTTACTTCAGGTCAAAAGGTTGTGGGTTTAAATACTGCTTTTGTCGTACCTTCTAAAAAAAGTGGTACGGTGTTAATGAAAAGGCCGTTAGACACTTCTTTAGGGGCTGGTGCTTCAGATGTTATAAACTGTACTTGTGATTATAGAATTAGAATAGATCACGCTGGAATTTTAAAAGCTAATGGGTAAGTTCTCTGCACAAGTTAAGGCGTGGGCCAAAGAAACAGAAGCTAAAAAGGCGGCTGTTTTTAAGATTGCCACACAAAAACTTGTGGATGCAATGATTTTAACTATTCCTAAACAGGGGAATTTACCTGTTGATACTGGAAACCTTAGACGGTCACTAATGGCTTCTACTTCTGTTAGACCTACAATAATATCAGGAAAAGAGGATTTCACAGATGGATTTAGTGAAGTTGAATTTGTTATATCAGGTGCTACCATAAAAGATAAAATATATATAGGGTTTCAGGCTGAATACGCTAGAAGAATGGAATATGGGTTTATTGGTCAAGACGCTTTAGGTCGTGTATATAATCAGACAGGGTTTGCTTTTGTTGGGCAAGCTGCTTTGGATTGGCAAAGATTTGTCGATGAAGCTGTTAGGGAAGTAAGATAAAATGGTAGCTGCAAATAAAAACACTGAACTTTACCAATTTATAAAAGCTTATGCTGAAGCGGCGGCTGT